TATTTATACTTACTGGAATAGCCTTATAGAAAAAATAGACGCTTACTATACTCCACTTGTAGACGCTCTATCATTGAATAAACCTAAAATAGTGTACTCATCTGAATTTCTTACACAGATAAGGTCAATGATACAATCTGGATTAGTATTTGAAGTAGATACTGATTCATCTCCAAAAAATAAGGGATATTTAACATTCACTTTTCAGATTTCAGACTTACTATTGCCAAAAACAAAAGAAATAGAAAATCAGTTTGTAGAATTCCTTAATAATCTAAAAACTCTCCAAGGCTATGAAATGTCTATAGAACGAAAAGTTCTTACATCCAATGCCGGAAATACCATAACTTATTTTCTGTTATTAAACCCCTTAATGACTAAATACACAATCATTGAAGAACTTATTGAATTTGAGAATAATAAACCTGAAATGAATGATTTTTCAAAAGAAATGTTCGAATCCAAATTTAAGAAAGAATTTCATTCTTATAATTTAAATTTGCCAGAAGAAATAAATGTTTATTACAATAATGGTCAATACTCAACTCTTGTAGACAAAAAATAGACGAAGAAAACGGGAAACCGCACTAAAAGCGGCTTCCCGTCATTTTTGTTGTTCTGAGACAAAGCTCATTTTAACCAAAGGGCAAAAATCACTTTCCCAGTTGCACTCATTCAATTACAATAAAATCGGAATTTTATTGACAAAATCTCTTGATTTTTCAAGGTTTTCTTCGATTCTGGGCGTAAAAAATGACCTCAAAGGATTGCTCCTTCAAGGTCATTCGAGAATATCAAATTTTACCGATGGTTAAAAATTGGTGTTGCCCAAAAACAACAGGTATTATTCCCACTCCTAAGTGTAAAACAGGCTTTAACTGTTTTTGTTTAGGAATTTTGACTTGATGTGCTTTAATTTGGTACAGATTATCTCAATTCTATGAGGTATTTCTGCTTTTGCTATCAAATAGCTATCATTTAGATGCTATCAATTAAAACTTATATTATTAGTATAACAAATTTACTTATACTGAATGTAAATCTATGTACTTAAATATTAGTTTAGTTAATTTTTTAATACTCTGCTTCAAATCAGCGGTTGTGCTTTCGTTATCGATCAATTCCGATGATGAGTGTGATAACGGGTTTGCATTTCTCAATCTATGCGCTGTTTTAATAATAGGTTCGCTATGATCAATTTCCGAATAAAACGAAATAAAGACTTTTTCCTTATAGAAGCCATTGTAATTAGGTTTCTTCATATGTGGATCGTTCTTATACGCAAAGTCTAAATCTGCTGTCACTCTATCAAAAAAGTTTTTAAAGTATGCATAAGCGGCCATAAAGTTATTTCGCTTTATCTCACATAAATACATAAAGTATAAATAGTGAGCTTTATTATCATCAGCAATTATTTTGCTTAATTTATTTACTCTTTCTATTGTAAAACAGTTAAGAAAACTGTTACTACAATTATAACAATAGTATTCATATAATTCAGGCTGTTGAAGTGAGAGTATTTTCAATAAATCAATATGTCTAAATTCACTCTGTATCAAATAAGAAATTGCTATTGATGTGTCATAGGAATTCCACTTGTTTGCTCTATTACGATTAAATAATTGATTAAGAAATTCCTTTATTGCTCTATCGCTTTTGGTTTTCATAATCATTATAGTTAAACGTTTAGGATCTAGGCTGATGAAGGATATACTTTGCTCCACTAACCCTACAATTTCCGATACAACTGATTCTGTTTGCAGTTCCGTATCATTTTCATAAACAAAGTAATTAAAAACTTCGCTAGGGGTAAATTCAATGTCTGTGGAAGAAAAGTGTTTTTCAATCAAACAATTGTAGGTTTCTATATCAATGCTATCGAATAATAATTCTGTTGATAAATCGCTTAAAAAGCACTGTAACGATCCACTGAATAGTTCTTCAATATTATGCCTTTGACCATAAAAATATTCGTCATATAATGACTTTTTCAATTCATCATTAATTTCACATGTTTCTTTTAGACAACATTTTTTTGTGTTTAACGCAAGTCCATACTCCTTAAGAATTGAAGAATACTCATTCCTAATTTCGTTATAGGCATCATGTAAATATTGAATGGGTTTATCCGATGAAATAAGCAAATACATATCATCTACATATCGAACCATATGGAATGAAGAAAACATTAATATGTTTTCTTCAATATATTTGTGGAGTTTAGTATCAATTTCGTCCAAATACACAACAGTAGCCAAGTATGAAGACGCCAAACTATTTTCTATTAACGGAAATTTTCCATTACCACAGTATTTCAATAATTCTTTATAAAGATGTAATTGTGTTTGAGTAAAAATAACCTTTTCTGAATTACAAACTTCATCAATTTGAGAAATTAATTTATCAATATTTATATTAGCAAAAAAGTTTGTAACATCTGTTTTGATAAAATACTGATATTCATCAATGCAGGTATTTAGCTCTTTAAAAAAATTATCATAATCTTGCTTATATTTCGGTCGCATGAAGTCATAATTACCCGCATAATAGGCCGAGATATCGGCCGGCCTGTGTGTTGTGTACTGTTCAGATATTTCTTTACCAACGGCCTGAAGTATTAGATAAGGCACAGGTGCAATAAGAGAGGAGTCTCTAAAGCTACCGTCACCCTTTTGTAAAAAATTTTCAGTCTGTTGCATTACATTGGGAAATAAAATAAAAGAAGCAGAATTAATATATTTATCATAAAAATCTCTGCTTTTTATAGTTTCTTGCTCAGCATTTGACAATTTAGTAAAAGGAAACCATTGTAAATATGATTTCTTAGAGCCACTTTTTAGAGAAAAATACATATCACAAACACTTAACCATGTTTCATATTTTATTGCAAACAAATATTTCACTCCCAATCAGATACTCATTGTATGTAGACTTTTTGTGTTCATTTCTATTATACTATAAATTTAGGAGGATTGCAACTATGGATATTATAAAAGTATTTGGTGACAACCTAAAAAAATATCGTACAGCTATGGGAATATCTCAGGAAGCTTTTGCTGACAAATGTGGTATGCATCGTACCTATATCAGTGCAATCGAATGTTATCGCCGTAGCATTTCACTTGAAAATATTCAGCGTATAGCAGATGCACTTGAAATTGAAGCATACAAATTACTTGTGGAGGATATTCAAAATGAAGATTAAAACCTTTTTTGACTTCTGTTCTGGCATTGGAGGAGGAAGATTAGGTTTGGAACAGGCTGGATTGCAGTGTGTTGGACGTTCTGAAACAAGTAGGTTAGCCGATACAACATATCGTTTAATGCATAATACAGAAAATGATATCAACTACGGCAATTTGAAAAAGATTACCGCAGATAAAATTCCTGAATTTGATTTGCTCATTGCCGGATTTCCCTGCCAAACTTTTTCCGTAATTGGCAGACAAGAAGGCTTTTCGGATGATAGAGGTCAGATTATATTTCATTCATCACGTATTCTTAATGAAACACAACCTACTTGTTTTATATTGGAAAATGTCAAAGGATTAGTCACCCACGACAACGGTCGTACAATAAAAATAATTTTAGATGAATTAAATTCCGTAGGATACGATGTTTCATGTAGAGTTCTTACGAGTTTGGATTATGGAGTTCCTCAAATGCGTCAAAGAGTGTATTTTGTAGGCTTCAAAAAAATGCTTGGTTTTGATTATTCAAAATTTGAATGGCCCAAACCACAAGCAATACCACCGCTATCAAAATACCTAATAGATGATAATGCAGCAGATGGAGAACGACTCAGTATTTTGAAATATTATCTCAAAAATCCTGTTAATGCAGGTAAATATACCGTAGATGATATAAAATCAATGGAAGGCAAAATAATTGACACCCGAATGAATGACCTGCGTATCTATACTGGAAAATGTCCTACGCTCCGTGCACAACGAGATGGTGTTCTCTATGTAAGAAACGGAACTATATATCAGTTGACCGGATATGAAGCTCTTCTACTACAAGGCTTTCCTAAAGAATACGCCGAAAAAGTTAAACATGAAGTAACTGACCGACATTTGTTAATGCAAGCAGGCAACGCTATGACAGTAAATGTAATACAAGCATTAGGGAATAGCATAACTAAATTTATCGAATCACAAGGAGAATTATAATGGCTAATTGGGAAACTTTTGAAATTGAATGTTACGAAAAACTTCAAAAAGACTATGGTGAATTTGCAAAAATATTACCCCACGGAAAATCCGATTCAACAAAACCTGATATTGAAATAATATTACCAAATGGCAATAATTTCTTTATCGAAGTAAAATCCAAAAATGCTCAATGCTGTCAGTTTGTATTATTTCCAGAAAATAAAGCCAAAACCTTCCGCTTTTCTGAGAGAAATAAGATGAAGAAAACCGAGGCTTGTAAAACAATAATTGAGTGTATGGAGAAAAACTATTCACGTTATTGCAAACCCACTCAAAGTGGAATTGCTATTGATGTCACAGCAGATACTCTTTATAATCTTGTAGATGAATATTACAGCCCTAAACTCGTTAAATTTTTTATGACCCAAGATTATAACGGAAATTATATTATTTTCCCTGCCGCAAAGTTTAAAAACTATTTCAATATAACTTCTTGTTATAGGAAAAAGAAAAGCGGCTCAAGTGAACCATCGGAAATCCATATTCCTGAAATAGAACAAGCTTTAATAGATTATTCAATTAATGGCAGTATTGATATAACTAATGTAGATAAACCTCGTTGTTTCTTAACCACTTGCGACAATGGACTTCACAAAAAAAGACTGATTTGTAACGACTATACATATCAACTCAAAACCAATGAACATTCAAAAAGGGTTGTACCGCCGCATAGATTAGCATATATTTATGAAATACGAAAACTTTCTAATACCAATAATCCAAATGTAATATGTCAATTGGAATTGAAAGATGTTTGCCAAGATTCTGATGATTTGAAATCTTTTGAAAACCTCTTAAAGTAAATAGTCTTCAATTGATTATAAAGCTGTTGATAATGTATCGCTACAAAATCTAACATAGTATTTTATTGCATATCTAAACGTGCTCATATGATACTTGCCGATAGGAAATTCTGCAGATGGATACTTTTTCATTTCATCATTTATACCCATATTCAAAAATAATGACATTAAGTATTCACATTTATCCCTGCGATATTGTTCATCAATATCGCAGTTTTCTATTTCTTTTTCAATCTTTTTAATTCTAGAAACAATATCACTTTGAACTTTTTTATTTACATCATTTTTAACTAACCAATTTCTAAAATCAACCTCGTTCATTTTCACGCCTCTAATGCCTTTCCCATTTCAATACCGATGTATTGAAGAACATCTATAACTACAGAGTTTCCAAACTGTTGATATGCTTGATTTGCTTTTTTACTTATTTTATAAGAATCAGGATATCCCATCAATCTAGCACATTCTCTCGGATGTAATCTGCGTGGTCGTCCATTTACCAAATAACCACCAGTTTTAGCAAAAACACCTCCGCCATAAGCTGAAAAAGTAATAGCAATTCCTTTTGTACTATAAATTCGCTCTCCTTGACCACCTTTATTAACGGTACCTAAACGAATCGGTTTGTTATTATAAACATCATCTTTCGTATTGTTATAATAAGTATCTTTACGATTTACATATAAGTGTTCGGTTAACGAAATATCATCTAATAAAAAATCTTCTACGTGCTTTGTAAGTTTTATTGCTTTTGGAAACATAAAATTTTTAGTAACAATATCATTTCTAAAGCATACCATATAAATTCTTTCTCTCTTCTGTGGCACTCCATAATCGACAGAATTAAGTACCCGTTGATTAAAAGTATAACCCAATTCCTCCATAGTTCCTTTTACCACTTCGAGAGTCTTTCCACCATCGTGTGTTGCAAAATTCTTAACATTTTCCATAAAAACAATTTTGGGCTTTTTCTCTTTAACAATACGTGCAACATCAAAGAACAAGGTGCCTCTACTATCTTCAAAACCTCGCTGCTTTCCACTGATGGAAAAAGCTTGGCAAGGAAAACCTGCACATAATATATCATGATCAGGTATTGTTGTTTCATCTACTTTAGTAATATCGCCTTCAGGAACATCCCCAAAATTTTCATAATAAACTTCTTGTGCGGGAATATCCCATTCATTTGAATAAACACATTTAGCTCCCAAAGATTCAAGTGCTAGCCTAAAACCTCCAAGTCCCGCAAATAAATCGATAAATTTCCAATTTTTGAAATAAGGTTTATCAATAGTGATCATAATATTCCTCCAAATAAATTACTGACTTAATTATAGTGCAGTGCGCTATAATTATCAACAATAAAATAGTGGCAGAGAAAAATATTTTTCCCTGCCGTCGTTGTGTTTATACCGTGTAAATCAGTTCTGCATTTACTATTTCTGTTGCTCTATTACGAATGCTGTTCATCTTCTGCACCCATAACATCATATCGGTTGCTTTAAGTTCTTCAGTTACATTTTCTTTTTCGGCGAGGTCTTTTACCAGCCGGAGAAAAAGGTCTTGAGCCTGCTGTTCAATATCTGCAAGATATGAATTGAGCTTACCGCTTGTCAGCAAATTGTAGTAACGCACCTTATGATTTTGCTTCAAATATCGTTTATGCCTCATTGCCCAAGCGCCGATATTCGCTTCCTTTTCTTCTTCCGCCGGTAATAAATCGGGCAACATATAGTCACCCACCTGCGTATAAGTACCGCCTATTTGTTCAAAAATTGTGTTTGCCATTTTGTTTTACCTCCAAAAATTTATTTATCTTGAGCGTGGATTTTCACGCTTACGACCTTTGATATTTCTTGCCTGTTCAAGCAGCTCGTCAATCTGTTTATGCCCGAAAGCCTTACGCAAAAGCTTGTAATCTTTGACTTCTGAACGCAAATTTTCGTTTTCGCTTTTCAGTTTGCTGTTGATTTTAGACAACATTTCGTTCTCACGATAGAGATTGCCGTTTGTGATGTTTAACCTATGGTAATTGTCCCAACCTTCAAAGCAACGAGCCAATGCCGTCCTGACTAACGCTTTTAATTTTTGAATAAGCGGCTCTGCAATTTTAGTTTTATACGCTTTTGCGGACATAAAGCCTTGCGGCTCGGAGAGCTGATATTCGGGTGCATTATCGAGCATTTCTTCCACATTTTTTAAGTTTTCCAAACCATCATCATAGTTTAACACTTGCTCGGATAACACATTAAATTCTGCTTGTTTTACTTCGATTTTAGCCTCTAATTTTTCAAGTTCCGTCGCTCGTTCTTGCTTTTTGTAATCAAGAACAGACAAATGTTTTTCGTGCGTTCCTTTGTGTTCCCACTCAATTCCGTGTCGTTCCATTACGAAAGCTAAAGCGGATTTTTCTGCGCTTACCCATTGATCCCACTCGGTATCTCCACGAGTTCCGCCTTTGAAACCTTGTGCGGCTAACGCTTGTTTGAGGCTTACTCTCGTATCAAGCCCACGCTTACTGCCGGTTGTGAACGGAACAAAATCAATGTGTAAATGGGGCGTTGCCTCGTCCATATGCAGATGAGCAGAGAACACTTTTAGGTTGGGATTTTGCTCTTGAAATCCACGGTAATACTCATCTAAAATCTGCCGTGCAAGCTGTCCGTTTTCGCTTTCGGCGCTCATATTTTCCTTATCGCCAATTTGTAAAATCAGTTCGTGGAACGGCTTTTCCTGCTTTGAATTTCTGATTTTCTCATAGTAGTTTTCTATTCTGCGGTCGGCTCTTGTCTGCTTTTCGTTGTATCTTTTTAGCGCTTCATCAAACAATTCGTGATAGATTTTCTTTATCGGCTCGTTGCAATAATCAATGTTAAGATGACTACGCTCACCGTCAACATTTCCAGCCTTAAACTTGCGGCTGTTGTGATTGACCGAGCCTTTACCCACCATTGCACTTATCGTTCTTTGCATTTATATACCTCCAATCTCATAAACTTACTCATCCTCGGTTCTGTTACTCTTGTCAAGAGTAACGCAAAAGCACTTTTGACAGGCAAGCCCATCAAAAATGCAACCTGCAAGCAGGTTTTGCGCTCTCCGAGGGGCAGGAGAGGCTTTTTGAAAAAAGCCACCTGCACCCTGCAAAACTTTCGCTGTGTCGGTCTGCGTCGATAGTGACGGTGATTTTGCTACCGCCTAAAACAGCGACACAACCGTCACACATCGTCACGCTGTTCATAAGTCAAACTGACTTTACGCCCATCGTGACAGCGTTTGTTTTGATATCTTATTCCATACTCGTTAAACAAACGCCCAGCATTGATATTCAACTTCATAGTCAATGCATTTGCTTTCATATCAGCACCGAGAAATTCAACAAGCTCTGTCGGACTGCCATACCATTCGGGGTTTTCATTTGTAAGTTTGCCTGCTATATTTTCAAGCAATGGTTCGGGCGGCAACTTCCAAAGTTCTGTTTCAGTTCTCTCAAGTTCCCACACAAGAGTTTCGGAATTGCGATTAAGATAAATCTTTTGGTCCGGTTGGTCTCTGCCTGAAACTTCAAGCGTTGCCGAATTGCTTGTACGCTTTTCTTTCCGTAAAATAAAGCCACCGTCGGCTGCGCCAAGCAATCCGTTTGTACCCGAAATCATATCAAACTTGTCATCAGAGTTTTGCTTTCTTGTATGGTGAACAAGCAGCAAGCATATTCCATAACTATCCGCAAACTTTTTGAGTCTTGTGATAATCTCATAATCGTTTGCATAGCTGTAATTGTCTCCGCCGACTTCACGCACCTTTTGAAGTGTGTCTATGATAATCAATTTTGTATCGGGGTGTTCCGCCATAAATCTTATAAGCTGTTCGTCAAGTCCATTTCCAAGTTGACCTGCCGAAACAGAGAAGTACAAATTATCCGCACTTTCTGTTCCGAACATTCTGTACAATCTTTCCTGCAATCTGTGGTAGTCGTCTTCGAGAGCAAGGTACAAAACAGTTCCTTTTTTTACATCAAAATCCCAAAGCGGTGTGCCTGTGCTGATATGGTAAGCAAGCTGTGCCATAAGAAAACTTTTGCCAAGTTTCGGAGCTCCTGCAAAGATATATGTTCCGGGGTAAAGCAATCCGTCAATCAACGGCGGTTTGCTTTGATACACCGTGTTATATAACTCACGCATAGAAATCGTTTTCAAATGTGATGGATCGAGCTGTTGCAAAAATTCTTTTTGCATTTCCTCAAGATAATCATCTAAGCTCTTGCCATCCTCATTAAAATCGGTTATACTATCATTACATACATTTAGTGACTGCTCCGTATCTGCGCCAACAGATACAACCGGAGTGGTCTTTTCTTTTTCTGTCATTCTAATACCTCCTTTAATCCGCCGAGAATACCGGCAATCATTTCGATTAAGTCAAGTAATTCATCATTGACTTCACCGCCGTTCTCAATCCTCTGTAATTCTGTAAGTACATCTGCAAGATTATTACGCAAAGCCTTATATACTCTCGGATTACCTTGAACTACAACTTCTTTGTTAGTAAGTCGCCTTGTGATATAGTCTTGTTTTGTTAAACCCGAAAGCTGAACATAGCGTTCAATCTGCTCCCATTCTTCAGGCGAAACTCTAAAAGCAACCGTCTTACTTCTCCAACGGTTATGTTCATCTTTGTTTTTAAGTGACATATTATTTTCTCTCCTTCCATAATTCATCAAGTGTATTCGCCATTTCGTTTTGTTTTGACGGATATATGTGTGTATATCTGTCGGTAATTTCCACGGTTTCGTGACCGACTCTATCCGCAATAGCGGCGGCTTGATAGCCTTGATTTATTAAAAGTGAAACATGCGAATGTCTCAAATCGTGAATACGAATACGCTTTACACCTGCGGATTTTGAGCCCCTGTCCATTTCGTGATGAAGATAGCTTTTTGAAATAGGGAATATTCTGTCTCCGTCATTCGGCGAATAAAACATTTTCAAATATTCCTGCATTTCATCACATAAAAACTGCGGCATTTTTATTGTTCGATTGCTTTTCTCCGTTTTCGGTGGAGTAATAACATCTTCTCCGTGCAATCTTTGATAAGATTTGTTGATTGTAAGCATATTGTTTTTAAAGTCAAAATCACCGGCAGTTAATGCAAGCAACTCACCTACACGAATACCTGTCCAATAAAGCATTTGAAAAGCATAGTAGGAAAGCGGCTTGTCCATCATTTCATCAGAGAACTTACTGTATTCCTCCACAGTCCAATAACTCATTTCCTTGCGTTCTTCCTTACCCATATTACCGACCGTGGATGCCGGATTTAATCTTAAACCATAAATCTTGATTGCGTGATTAAATAAGGAACTTAACTGGTTATGAATGGTCTTTAAATACCCCTGTGAAAACGGCTCTCCGCTTGAATTTGTTTGTTTTCTAATCTCGTTTTGCCAAGCGATAACATCTTTTGCTGATATATCGCACAATCGCTTATGCTCGAAATACGGCAATATTTTAGTTTTAATAATATGCTCTTTGGTAAGCCAAGTGTTTTCCTTTAACTTCGGTCGAACATCTTTTTCGTACAATTCCGTAAAAGTCTTAAATGGCATAGTGACATCGGCTTTCTTTTCTGTCAGAAATGCTCGTTCCCACTCCTGTGCCTCTCGTTTGGTGGCAAAGCCACGCTTTAATTTTTGCTGTCGCAAGCCTTGCCAATCGGTGTAACGGAACTGCACATACCAAGTTCCGTTTTTTTCATTTTTAAATGCTCCCATTTTAATCGCTCCTTTCAGTCGTTTTGGTTGAGTAAAATTTTTCGTGAAAGAATTTACGGTCAATTCTGCCGGGAATTGTAATACACCCGGTTGACTGTAATTCCTTATTTAATTTGCGTATAAGTTTGTAAGCGTAAGAAACGGAAACGCCCATTTCTTCTGCCACATCTTCAACACGCATAAACATTTTATTTGACATTAACATCATCCTTTCATTTTTATATTTTCATATTTATTTAGTGTCGGAGAACTTTTTGACCGCATTCCGATTTGCCCGAGCGGATACACCATTACCGTGATGTATGACGGCTATTCAGTTGTTTGCAAATAGACTTAACGCTATTTGCTTAACGATTATAGTAAACATATTCCGTTATGTCAAGTGGCTTTCGCAAAGATATTAAACTTTTTTGTTTTATGTTACTTGACATCACTTAACTTGTTATGCTATGATATTTAATAGTAAAGTGAGAGGAGCTATAGTATGGCTATCGGCGAAAGAATAAGATTTTTTAGAAATTTAAAAGGTATGACTCAAAAGTATCTCGGTATGCAGGTGGGCTTTCCGGAGAAAACCGCTGACATTCGTATGGCACAGTATGAATCTGGAAGTAGAACGCCTAAGGCTGATTTAACAAACAATCTTGCAAATGTGTTTGGCATATCGACAAGTGCCTTAACTGTGCCCGACATTGACAGCTACAACGGATTAATGCACACTCTGTTTACTCTTGAGGATTTATACGGTTTCCGTATTGGTAAACTTGATGATGAGCTTTGCATACGCCTTGATAAAGGTATGGGAACAAACTATCTTACAATGTTTGATATGTTTTCCGCTTGGCAGCAACAAGCGGAGAAGTTCAAAAACGGAGAAATCACAAAAGAAGAATACGATAATTGGAGATATAACTATCCCGAAAGTGTAGCTTTCAATTATCATAAGGAAAAGTAATGTTCTTTCAGATTAAAGGTGACAAATATGAACAACTGGGATAAACAAATATACAATTTTGCAGGAGCGGTTATTAGCTCAATAGATCCAGTCAATACTTTTCTATCTAACAGGGATATTGTAATTAAATACAAACCGATAGTATTATTGTTCGATGGCAAGCAAAGTGTCATAACAAACAATATGTTCTATAAAGAATGTAAAAATGGCACATATCAAATTAAGCCAATTGCAAATTATCAAAATTTAGGTGTTCTAAACCTTGGTATATTCTCATCATCGGACTCTCAGATATTACAAATCGCAAGTTTTGTTAACTTAGATTCAAATATTGTTTCTTTACTGCCCAAGTATTTCAAAAAGGAAAATAAACAAGATTTCGCCGATTTATCCGATTTAATTGAATATATAATAAACATGGAACTCAATATTTCATCTATTCCATATTTTTTAGAGGACAGTTTAAATTCTTCGGGAATGAAAAATGATGAAAAGGTTTATAAGAGTACTTTATATTATTGCGTTTTACGCAGATTATCTGGCGGAATATCAACAACTGATAGATTTCCTATAAGCAACGATTACATAGATGCTGACGAAATATTTAGATTGATGAAATCAACTAGAAGAAACGAGATTGATTTTGAAAAAAGAGCCAAGACACTATATTGCCTTTTGTTGAAAATGTACATATTAAAATTTAGTAGCAAGAAAAATGCACCATATAAGACGGAGCAATTATTAGATTTTTGTAATAATGAACTCGGAATATATTTGGAATCTGGTTTGTATATATCATTTCTTTATTTTGAGGGAAAAAACAACACTGTCAAAAACTTTTTTCAAAAAGTAACACCCTCAGCAAAAAACATATTGAAAAAAATCGAGGGAATGTCATGGGATTTATTTCATATCTGGAATATTCCGACTGAAATGGCAATATGTTCCAATGACGATATAATTCAATTACAATCAATTGCATCGGGTGATAAAGCATTGATCGATATGATTTCAGTAAATCCTATAGAGAGGATCTTTATGTATAATGATGAAGCTATAGTAAAGTATAGGTATAGTTTAGTTTCTCTTCCTGAAACTAAATATTTATGTGAAAAAATATGTTTAAACAGAGAAAAAAGACTATCAATAAATAAATCAGTAGATCTTGATGTTTTATCAAAATCATTAGAACAAGCATTGTTAGATTTATTTAAATGTTATTAAAAACAAAAGGCATTACCGACTGCAAAAGTCAGTAATGCCTTTTATAGTATTAAGATAATTGTACCTGCAAACCGATAGAACACTTAGAATAATGGCGTTTTACGGTTTGCTATCATTTTGCTATCAAATCGGGAATTTTAGAGCCTAAAGCCCAGTGTTTATGCGGGTTTACGCAACTCTTGATATTATTCCCACTCTGTAAAAAGAACTTATTTTTGTTTGTTTTAATCTATTTTTAATTGTTTTTTAAGCTTTTTATTGCGACTTTTTTATGTATCAATAGTGGCTCTATATTTTTTTAGTACGATTTTAGTACGCTTTAAAAAATCAAAAAGAGCTGTACCCACACTGATATGTGCCCAGAATTCTGGGTATATATCAAAGTGTAGATACAGCTCTTAGTCATTTGATAAGTATTAATCTTTGAAATAAATCATACTCAATCAATAATACTAAATGAACTACATATCATTTTAGATTTTTTACTTATTGTCAATTCTCCTATTATTTCTACATATTTTCCCTCTGCATGTGCTATAATAGCTTTATCATAATCGTTTTTTTCTAATTCAACTGTAACTGTTTTTGATTTATTTTTTTCATCTAAATAAACAACTGTTACTTTACCTTTTGTTCTAGTTTCAACTAATGGAGAAGATTCTAATTTTTTTATTCTTCCAAAAATTTTTGATGTCTTTTTTACTTCATCTTTAAGTTTATCTATTATTGTTGTAATAGGTTGATAATAATCGTGTGTTAATAAAATATCATTTTGAATTTTTTCAGAATTTCTTACAACTGGTGACCATTCAGCAATGAATTCAATATCTGTATTTTCATTTTCTAAATCAAGTCCATTTAACGCTTCAAAAAAATTAACACTAATTATATTCTCATCCTTAAATTCAATTAACTCATTTATTTTTCCATCATCTATAGAATTTTTAATTGTTGAAATATTTCTCATAACTTTATTAGTAACTTTTCGAGTTAAAGAACTTGCACACTTCTCTTCATCAGAAAAAATGCTTAATTGCTTATATTCATCGTTTTCATTTAATTCTGCAAAGGGACATACTACGGATACAACATAACTTCCAATTTCAGTTTGTCCAAACTTACAATTAGATAGAAATTTAACCACCGCTTCATCAGTTCTTCCTTGGTGATATATTTTAGGATTTAATATATCAAGTGTTGCTGCTGCTAATAATCTTTTGGCATTTTCATATATTTTAATTGCATCATCAAATAAAATATTTCCAGCTTCAATTCCTGATTTATCAAGGCGTATCTTCAAAATATCTGTATTAGGATTAAGTAAATAAAGCATCATTTGTTCTAATGACTTTTTTTCTTTTTTGGATACAGTTTCAACAGCTTTATACATTGCTTGTTTATAATCAGAAAGACTTTTATCTATCGGTATAATCGCTTGATAAAATTCGCTTCCACTTTCATACTGAAATATCTTGATATATGTTTTCTTAGTTGGATATAATTTCCAATTAGTATCTGATAAATATCGTACAAAAGCGAGTGGATTTATTTTTTCTGTCATATCTATAAAATTAACTGAATAAATCATGGCCACTCCTCCTTTGCAATCTTTTCAAGCATTTTTAATAATGTATTTGAATTTATAACATTATTTTTATTCAACTTTACGCTTACGGTTCCCACATTAGAACTGTCAGCTTTTTCTGAAAATTCTGCCCAATACATACACCCTTTCATAAGTAATTCATCTTTCGACCAATTAATCCACTGTTTATCATCTTCTGGTAAAACTAATAGCCCTAAAATAATAGGTGTAGTAGCTTTAGTGCATAAGTCATTATAATTTTTAACCTTTAATTTATATGTTATTTCCTTTCCATTATCTTTATATTGTGATGTAGATGATGTGCATTTTAATTGTATTCGAAGTTGCGCATCAAAACGCATCCCTGTGTCAAAATTAAATCTTTTCATTAGCATTCCGTCTGTACTATTGTCATCATGACGAATAATTTCATATGATATACCAGAATATGCACATAGTGCAGATATGTAACTAATACTTATATCTTCTTTAGTTTTTGCAAACTCCATTATATCCTCCTTATTAATAATAAAAATAATACATTTATTTTTATTATACTCTTATTACAATTTTTATTCAATATTATCAATTTTAATAATTTTTTTAATAATTATTTTAAAAATAATATTTGTGCAATAAAAAAATCCCACCCTTGAAAAAAACATTTCCAAAGATGGGATTTAAGTATAATATTTAATTAAATATTTTTATTTTACTCTAATCTTCTGACCAACATAGATTAAATCTCTGTTCTTGATGTTGTTAAGCGATACAAGCTTGTCCACGGTTGTGTTGTATCTGTATGCGATGTAGCTGAGTGTGTCGCCACTCTTAACCGTATAATAAACTTTATCAGATTTTACAGTCGAAGTTGTGCTGACCTTAGCAGTGTAATCTAAGCATATCCAACCACCATACTTGCCAACATAGCCCCAGTTACCTGATGCCTTGCTTACTGTTACCACAGTACCGCATTTTAGAGCAGTGATTATGTTGTAGTTTGTACCTGCCCCTTTGCGAACATTAAGCCCAGCCTGAGCTGTAACCTTGACGGAGTAATCCGTCTTTTTAACATTGCTTGGCTTTGTAACTGGCTTAGTTGTTGCGGGTTTAGTAGATGTGTAGTCCTTATAAATCCAGTTCATATCAACTGAACCCGAAATGCCTGGCACACTGCCATTTTCTGAGTACTGCCAGATTGCACAATTGTAGCTTGGTGCAGACACGCCCCAGTTTGCAAGCCAGATGTCGTACTTATTTATCAGCTTGTCTTTATGCAAATAATTGCATAGCCAATTCGGGTTGCAATAGAGCATTGGACGATAGCCAGCAGACTTGATTCTATCGCAGAAGGCAATAACAATGCTTGTAAGAGTGTCTTTGCCAAGATGAGTTTGCGAAGAATCCTCAATGTCAAAGGCAACGGGTAAATCTATCTTATAGTTTTTTATTGTTTTTAAGCAAAAATCAGCTTCTTTTTTAGCCTCAGTAGCAGACCTTGCATAGCTATAATGATAGATACCACATTTAACACCAGCTCGCTGAGCGTTTGTAATATTGCGCACAAACTTATTATCGACCTGATTAGGATTTTCAACACCAAAGCTCGAACGAATCATAGCGTATCTTACACCTGATTTATAGACCTTATCCCAGTCGATATTTCCGTTCCAAGTCGATACATCAATCAATTTTTCTTTCATTGAAGATACCCCATTTCCCTATAATAAACCTTTTCCGCTTCAACTTCCTTGGCTGTAATGCTATTAATGTCTTCATCAGATATACCCATACATTCCTTGATTTCGTCTTTGCTTTTGCCATATGCAAGAGCCTTGATTAATTGTCTTTTAATTTGTTCTGTCATTATAATACTTCCTTTCATTGTTTAATCCGTTCAGTCCTCCGCTTCTGGCAATCCAGCTATACTTGTAAGTACAGATAAAATGCCTGCCAGTAAACTTGCAGAGCCTAACATAGCCCAGTTTACATCTTGCATAACTGCTGATACACCAATTGTAGCAACCGCCGTCTGAGCAACTGTTCTAATTGCTCTTATGCCTGCTGCTTTAATCCATTTTTTAGCTTTTGTACTCATCATATTTAACCTCTCCTTCATTTTGAATCTTGTTCTAAGTCGCTGATACGGTGATTGATAACCTTGATTTCTTCATCATAAAGACTGGTTGCTGTTGTGACGGTTTTCTCGATTTCGTACATTCTTTCAACAAGGTGGTTATGCTTGTCAACCTTTTTTTCGAGCTGCTCAAGACGGTAGAGATTAAGCTTTGAAGTAACTAAAATACCGCCAAGAGAGCCTATAAGCGAACAAAGTGCAGATAATAAACTTAGTATAATTTCAACATTCAATTTTCATCACCTCTTCTCAATTAAGTTTTAATCAATGTATTGCTATCAACAGCGAAGTATTTGTTGCTATCAATAATCAATATGCTTCCTGCTGTGACATTTGAGCAATCATACACATTTTTCATATCGTATACAGCACTGCTATTTTGCAAAAACGGCTTGCTTTCTATAATTTCTACATCTTCATCTCGACTATAAAGCAAACGATTAGTTATTTTATAAGTTTCGCCCTTATGATTTTCGTCTGTACGAATAAACTCCGATTTGCTTGCTATTGTATTAATACTATTGCTATAAGCTACAATGTTAAAATTCTGCTCGTGGTACGACATTAAATTGTACTTATAAGCATTCGGCAGAGATTGATTGTGGTCACTAAACAACATTACTACTGTGTTATCGTTTGAAATTAACATAAAGTTAAATGTCCTCGTCGCTATATCTGCTACGAATTTCATAGCACTTGAAAAAAACAAGCCTGTACTTGATTTATCCACATTATTAATTACTGTCTGTATATTATATTGATAAGTTGACCTATTAATCGCCACGGCTCTTATAAGCTTTATCTTATAGCAGTTATTCACATCAAAAATTATAGTAATGATATGAGATGAATCTTCATTAGCAAACTCTGCGTCAATATCTGTTTCGCAAGTAATTCTGCTATCTGCTGATGTTAATTCATTCGCAAATGCTTTGATAAAATCCTTTTCTGTTCCGTTTATGCTTATAATTTTATTCACATAAGACATAATATTTCCTCCTCATTATCTAAGTTTGATGTTGTACTTAATTCAGCGATGGGATATATAATTTCGATTTTATGATTGTTGAGCCATTCGACAACGCTTTCACTATCTTCATCACAAGTCCCTGTCGGCAAAACGATATAAAGTGCTTGCGAGCTGTTTATGTATATTGCCGTTTCAGTTACAGCAGTTAAAGCTTTTTGCTTACTTACAGATAATCTATTGCAATATACATTTGTTGCCTGTGGTTCTATCAAATCATTAAATGTTGTTTTTGTATAGCCTATCGCAAAAAATCCGCTTGCAACCCTTGAATCTCCGCTCTTTATAATTGCCGTAATCGGAGTATCTCCGTCAATTACAGCGTATCCGCATTTTTTCTCAACTGATACTACACCATCTGCGATTTCAATAACATCACAAGTTCCATCGGGCAGGCTATAGAGCATTATGCCGTTTATAACTTTGCCTGTTAATGCTGACGGATTATCAAATGACTTAGTTCCGTTTATTGTTTCTGTCGTTTCTCCATTAACGGTATCTGGTAGATTATAATACTTTATTGGCATACTAAATGTGTGTGTCTTTACTGCAAAATGTAGCGGCTTAACTGTATAATGGTCTGACTTGCCACCGCTGGGCCTATCGAGCTTGCCTGATAGATGTTGCACCTGTTTTATTTGTCCTTTTAAAGCTATCATTGTGTAGCCTCCTTTTGTGTCACAGCTTTACATATATAAAACTCATCACAAGGCACTATCATATAATAATCGCCGTTTGCGGTCTGTAAACCAATGTCAAAGTAATATCGCCCAAACGCTAGCTCGGCTGTGTCCGTTGGTGTAAGTTTGATAGTACAAATACCGTCAACAACATCTGCAGAAGTAAGCGTTTTTACTATATTGTAATCGCTATTTTCTGCATTTTCTTTAACACCGAATATGATTTTTTCGCCGTCTTGAAGCGTGTACTGCTCGCCGTTTTCGTCCTCAATCGTCAGGCTGAAAGCGTTCGTTGTGCCTCTGATTATACTAATCATCTAATCACCCCTATTCATTATATCCCCAAGCGTGTAGCCCATTGCCGAGGTCTATATCCGTTACATTATGACCAAAGAGTTGATTGCAAGTAAAGTTATTGCTTACATTTAAGCCCTCTGATTCGGTGTATCTAAGCTTATTTACATACACTTTTTCTGTGCTATCATATACGCTCCAGGTCATTGCATCACCGTCTTTAAGATTGAAAGTTATGCCATATGTCTCACTTTCTGCACCTTTTGTTATACCTATACTACCGATTTCAATTCCGCTGCGTATATACTTGATGCCATCTGTACCAATTTTCATAAGCGGTATATTATTTGCGTCATTTACAGTAATACAGTTATTAGCGCTATCAATAGTAAAAGTACCGTCATTTGATACAAGCGTGTTGCCTTTGATTGTCCAACCAGCAATTTTTCCTTTTTCTGCGATAATTTCTATACCTTTCAAGGTTCCTGCTGTTATCAAATCCGCAACTATAGCTCCGTCCATAGTAGCTCCAAGCGTATAAGGACCATCATACCCATTACCAGAATGTCCCCAACCTTGCTTATTCCATCTCCAAATATTTTGAGCCAGCCTATAATCTTCATTATCCATAATAAGAAGTTCAAAAGGCTGACCCTTTTCATCTTCATGAATAGCTAAACATCCACCCTCATTGCCAGTGATAAGGTCTGTAAGATGTTCAGCAACATTCTGCGTTTTGCTTGCATTACTGTTGATTGTTAAATTTGCACTGTTTTGAATTTTGTTTAACAGCTTTGTTTTTGCATCACCTATGGTCAAAGTTCTTTTTGTTTCGGTTGCAGATTTAGTAAGTGTTGTTTCTTCTATTTGAGCTGTCCAATGCTTACCCGTTTTAGGGTCTGCTACTGTTACATAATCGCCAAGAAAGTATCTCACCTCAAAATCATTTATCGCACTTACATCAAGTTCATAACTGTTATTAGCTATGTTTCCCGAAACTTGATTAAGCGTGTAATCCTCAATATCCGCTATTGTTGACACGGACACATCAATAGCAGTTTCTCTGCGGAGTACCCCTGCGGCTTTATTATTATTGCGATAAACTGTCTGCGTTACACCTGCACCAGTAGCATATATAGCATTCAGCAAATCTGAATTTCCACGCTCATATGTAGCTGACAACAAATTGCCATATGTCGGCGAAAAAATTACATATGGTCTGTTGTTCTGCTCAACTGAACGGTCTGTTCCTACAATCGTCTTAAATAAAAATTGATTATTTTCGACATCTGCAGATATTTCGTAGCCAATAGTAGCGTTTTTACAGAGATTCCCCACCACCTCAGATAAAAGCTGTAATCTCGCCATATAGCTATCATCTTTCTTTCCTTGTGCTGTTTGTTTTATAATTAAGCGTGGCAACTTTCTGTTTTTATCAGTTGGCGATATTGCGTTATTCATCATATAATGATTGATACATTCCCCTGTAGTACCTTTGACGACATCGTATCCCTCTGCACCAGAAACTTGCGTTTTGCCAAAAACGGTTATTCTCAAATCAAGCCAGCCATTCAAGTCTGTACCCGATAATTCTATTTGTTTCTCATCTCGCTTAATGTTATTAACAACAAACCAATCGTTATCGACATTAAGTAATACATTTTCAATTAGCTTTTCAATAAAAAGCTCCTTCACCGGAAGTATTAATGTAAAATTTCCCGTACCAACAAATTTCTTTGTATATGTAAGACTTATAATCTTATCTGTTGAAAACAACAAGCTTGATTGAAAGCTATTAAGCTCCGTTGGAGGAGCAAACGCTTTAAGAACCATTTATATCACTCCTATAACATAATCATGATAGCTTATATCTATTGCTACATTTGAAATAAGTTCATTTTTACCGAAAACAAGGCCGAAACCGTCCATATTCGATGTTAAATCAATACGATTTGAAATATCAGAACCATCTGCGGCACTTGCAACTGAATAAGTTCCCGTATCAACTGTTACAGGTCCTCCACTAAAAGCAATAAGTTTCAAACTTTTTCCGCTTGTTTTATTTGTAAGAATCATACCTTTAGAGCAATCAGGTATGTAAATATGTAAAGGCGTATTTACATATGATTGAGATTTAAGAAATATTGCTTTATCAGCAACAAGGGAAGCCTTTTGCTCTCTGATATTACGGAAATAAGGAAAATCGCATATAAAATCTACCGTAAATCTATATATATAAGATATTTTACTATTATCAAACTTTGGAATTTCGCTCGGATAACATTCAATATCGTATGTTCCGCTATCTGAAATAATTTCAAGTTTTCCACCAATCAAAGGGCTAAATGCTGCTATAATTTTTTGCAATATTTCGGGCTTAAACATAATCATACTTGGCTCATTAAAAACCACAGCTAACTCACACGGGATTGTTCGATTGCCATATGTTTTGCTTGCTGTTATCTGTCCTACCGTTCCAAGCAAATTATCCGCTGAAAATGAGCCTTGCAAGCTCGTTGCATCTATATTTTCAAGAAAATACGGTGCTTTATTACCAAATTCAAATATCAAGCCGTTATTCGCTCTATATCTTATTCTCTTTTTCGTAATATCACCTCATTACTTGCTGTATATTGCTTTAAGCAATTTATCAACCATCTGCTGATTACTCAAAGCATTTTGAATAATTTGTATATTGCGTGTATCAGAATTGTTATTAACGATATATGAGTTTGTTTTATAACCACTCTTAAGCGTATCGAAATAATCGGCAGCACTGTTGGCAGCTCTTTGTAATGCTTCAATCATAGAATCACTGTTGTTTTTATAACTATCATAGCTACTTTGAAGCTTGTCTTTTTTATCTGACATCATACGCTGCCACTTGGTTTCTGCCTGCTCATTGAGCAATTCTTGTTTTCTACGCATAAGTTCTCTTCTGCTCAATTCATCGAGTTTTTCATATTTCAGCCTTGCATTGATTGTATCAAGTTCGTTTTGCGATTCTTTATCTTCATTCAATCGTTTTCGTGCTTCGACTTCTGCATCAATAGCAGCTATTGCAGCATTTTTAGCTTTTTCTTTTGCTTCTTGCTCTTTTTGTATACGCTCAATTCGTTTATCAACCAAGCGATTATATGCAGCTTCAACAAGTTCATATTTTTTAAGTAGCGTATCTTCTGCTTTTTTCGATTCATCAGTTAATTTTTTTATTTTATCTTTTTTATCTTTCTCATCGTTAGAATTATTTATATTATTTAGATTAAGAAAACTGTCTTTAGTAGTAACAAATTTTGATGTATATTGAGATAATACATAATCAAACCAAGTGTCTTGTGCAGATGTTAATACATTACCTAATAATGGTCCTATTCCGGGCAAAGCTGAAACTTGCTTAATGATTTTACTCGTAATATTACTTCTTGCTTGTGCCCATGTGGCATAATTCGTTAAATCAATGTTATATTTATTCTTACAATCATTTACCCATTCCGTATTAGCAAGCATAACATTTTTATAAAAATCAGTATTATTTGCATTTTTACTTATTTGAACCTTTAGGAAAGCTTCCGCATCATTGTAATATGTTGATTGCATACTTTCTATAACCGACTTAGCGTCAGTTAAGCCAATCATATAGTTAAATACGCTATTTTCCAGTTCGGGATATTTTGAAATTATAGATTGCAATGTAGATATACTTAATCTTCCTGTTTCGTCATATTCCTTTTCTGCATTTGCCGCTACAGTGGCAAGGTCAATTAAATCTGAAAATTCTATATTTAGCTCTTTAACTTTAGTAACATGATTACTTATTGTTTTATAACTATTTCTAAGTGCAGCATCACATTCTTCCAATGCAGATTCTGCTTCGGATTGTTGCTTACTATATTCACTTATAGAATTTTTTAGCTTAATGACTTCGTCTGCACTTCCCCCAACTTTTTCCAAGAAAAAATCATATTCTTTTATTTTATCATTCGGAAGCGAAATTAAAGAATTGAGAATATCACTTATAGATTCACCTTTTCCTAATACACTTAAAGCTGCATTTGTATCATTTTCAGGAATCAAAAAACTTTTTCCCTTTGACTTAGCTTCAAGGCTTTTTAACCTCATTTTTTCGATATATTCATCGTAAGACTTCTCTGCTTTTTCATATTCTTTTTTAGTATTCGCAACTGCTTGTGCAGCCGCCTTGAAATTTTCTTCGTTTGCTTCATAAATCGCTTGGTTTTTCAATGACTCAACATAATCATCAACGTTGGCAGTTAAATCTTTATAAGCTCCACTTTGCTCTTTTAAACTATTCGTGTTTATGCCAAGCGTCTCTGCAAGCTGTTTAGCTACAAAATCTAATTCACTTTGTTCCGAAGCTGTAAGATTAGTTTTTTTGCGTAGCTCATCATATTCACTTTTAAGGGTTTTTGTAAGTTGTATGTCTGACTCTGTTTGAGATTTTTTATCCTCCATAGCATTTTTAGTATCTGTTATAATTTGAGTGTAATCTTTTAAACTATCACTTGCGTTATCAGTTTCTTCGGACATATTATTTGCAGTAATAGAATATGTAGCAAATAATGATACTAACCCAACAAGTATGGATGCAACAGCAACATAAGGATTAGCATTAACTGCTGCGTTATTAGCAAGTTGGGCAGTTGTTGCCGCTTCTGTACTTGTTTTAAGTTGCTTAAATCCATTGATTATGCTATTCAGAAATGCCCCATCAGTAGTTATACTTTTATATGTTTTTGTTCCTGTTACTAAAGCAGCAACCAAGCTTACTATTTGTGGTAATGATTTTGAAACGAATGAAATAATTTCTTTAGCTGAAGGAGTTATACCATTAACAATCGGTTGTAAAATATCTACTTCAAATTGCCTGCCGAGAGCCTCTATTTGACTACCAGCGTCATTGTATTGTATGTCGTTGATTTCTTGCATTGTACCAGCAACATCTGTATATTTGTCATTCACCTTATTAAGTGAAGTAAGTACAGACATCGCATTATCTTCACCAAGCGAACTCCACACCGTACTCGCTAAAGTTAATGCTTCTTGTTGATTTGTCATATTTGATAAATCGCTTATTATAGATTGAAATACATCTGCTTGAGTAGCTTTTCCAGACTTCCACTCTTCAAACAGATTTTTACTTTCATTTGAAAAACTGCTTATATTTTCTGCAATTCTGCCATCAGCAAGCGAAATTGCAAATTCTTTCACAAAATCATTAACTTTATCAAGATTATATGCTCCACTATCAAGACCGTTTTGAAGTATAGAAAACATTTCTTCTACCGAAAAGCCTGCCTGTGACCATATTTGACTGTATTCTGCGAGATTATCAGTAAGTTCATGCGTCTTATCAAGACCATTCTGCGAACCTTTCGCTATATAGTCGAATGCTTCTTCTGCTGTCAGACCCATATTAGTCATAAGACCGTTTACGCCTCTTAGATTTTCCTCAAAATCCGACCCAAAAGCATCGCTAAGACCGATTGCATTTTCTGTAATACTCTTAATCTTACTTGGGTCGCTTTCATCTATATTTTGAGCAACTAACGCAATCTTATCTGCAACATCTGTTAAGCTATCACCAAAATTATCCTTGTAAATAGCGTACATCTCGTCTTTTAATTCCGATACTGCCTCGGTCGACATACCGGTCTTAACTTGTAAGCTATTCAAGGCTTGCTCTGAAGATACAGCCATTTCCTTGAATTTATCAACAGCAACATTAAGCGCATCTGAAACAAGGTTAGATATAGCGCCTTTCATAACTGTAAAGCCTTCGGAAGATTTTTCAACCGATACTTTCATTTCATCAGTTGCTTGCTTAACATCATCTTCCGCATTAGCTACTTTATTCAAACCATCGGTTTGTTCATCAAGTTCTTTTGATGCACTTTTGATTTCCGACTTCAATTTTGATTGCTCTGTTTTTAATTCTGCCGCTCTTGACCTTGCCTCATCAAGCTTTTGTTCAAGTTTTGCTAATTTTTCTTTTTGCTCATCGGTAGCACTGCCTGATTCTTTTATTTCTTTTTGTATTTTAGCTTGCTCTTTTTCGTACTCACGCATTTCTTGATTAACTTTTTTAGTTGCCGCCTGACTTTCAAGCATTTGTTTATTGAGTACATTAAGCTTAGCAACCACATCACTTATACCCGTCAAGAATCCGCTTGTATCTGCACCTATCTTAACATCTACGGACCTTTGCGACATATTGCTCACTCTCCTTATAAAATCGCAAAATAAAAGCGCACACCATTTCTGATGTACGCTTGAATATTAAGTTTTACCTATTTAAAGAATAATGACATTGCCATTACACTGTATTAAAGACAGTAAAATTAGAGTACTTTTTCTCATTAAAAACTCCCTTTATACTTAAAAGCATTTTTTGCATTCTTTGTACCCTTGTGCAAGAGCCGATTGCAAATCGCTTGTTGTACTATAATTTTGAGGGGCAATCTTTTTTACAAATCTACAATGAGAACGATGAATTTTCTTAGTGCTTGTGTTTAATACATACTGAGTTGTGTTTTGTTGTTCCTCATTATCATATGTATTAAAATTATTTCCGTTTCCTCTTGTATTTGTAGTATTCGCATTTTTACTACTTTCTAATAATCTTGATTCTTCTGATTTTCTTGATTCCTCAGCAAGCTTTGATTCTTCAGCTAAGCGTGATTCTTCTGCTCTTTTCGATTCCTCAGCAAGCCTTGATTCTTCAACTAATCGTGATTCCTCTGCTTTTGATTTTACAGTAAATGTCACTTTGTCCGTTTTCAGTTCGCCATTTTTAGTTTGTGCATAAATAGTGGTAATACCAGCAGATACAGCTTTAACTTTATAATAGACTCTATCTTTATACCCTTTATTGCCATAAGTTTCTACAGTTGCTACTTTTGGATTTGTGCTAATAAATTTTACTTCGTTAGTATAATTATTGTATCCTGAACCTTTTAATGATATATAATCATATTTACATTCATCATCGTATACCTTAACATTATCAGAATTGTTCAATTTTATACTTGTGATTTTCTTTTCAATTTTGCTAACTTCCGGTTTTGAAGATTCTGCATGACTTTCAACTTTGGAAATTTCTTTGCTATTTTCTTGTTTAGAGCTTTCAGTACTAACAACAGAAGATATTATACTCTTATCTGTACTATTTGTATTACTTGATTCTATTATGCTATTTGATTTTGAACCACAACCTGCACAAGCAGACAAAGCCAATAAAGCAAGCAAAATAGCTGAAACAACTTTTCTTTTCATGAAAACGCACTCCTTAATTACAAATACTATTCTTCATCATCTTCATCGTGATTAAGTTCTTCAATCATAATTGAAAATTGTGCCAAGCCAAATAAAAGCATACCTACTGCAAAAAGTGGGATAAACGCAATTAAAGCATTCGTCCAATTAAAAGATTCAATTATTCCGTGAGTAGTATACTCTGTGCTAAATGTAATCATTCCAGCAAATATTCCAAGCATAACTCCAGCAATAATTGATACCCACGCAAAAGTTATGATATTGTCAGAACGATAGCGATAGCGGTTGATTTTCATAAGAAACTCTCCTTTTATATAGATATATGTATATTACAGCCATAATTCTTTCCATCAGTTCCCCCAGTTATTTCAGATATGTAACCTTTAAGTTTTCTGCCAGAATCCATTATCGGGGCAATTTCTTCTGCTAAGCTGGATTTGATATAACCGATATGTTGATAATCACAAATAACTTTTATCGCATTTGTATCGTAAAAATTTTTAGGCTCACGAATAAATGTCAACTTGCTACCAACTTCAAGTTCTGGTAAAATATTTTGAATATTTACACCCTCATCATTATTTTTAGTAACTCCAACAATTTGTGTAAACATACTAATACGAGTTGACATTTTTTCTGTTTCAGGGGCACTGTCTTCGATAGCACTTTGTATCGTCCGTTTTAAATCTCTTTCTTTTTTTCGTTTATCAAATATTCCTCCGATTATACCAATAACAACTATTAAAGCAATTCCTCCTAAAACCCAAATTGAAGCTTTTGCCAACACACTCATTTTACTACACTACCTTTCCAATTTTTATGATTATTAGTATTAGTATTCGTAAAAACAATACCATATTTTTCACAAATTGTAAAGGTTTTTCATCAATTTTTTAAAGCTAATCAATAAATTCCGATACTTCCGCAGGCTTGTCTTTCATACCCTTAATGATTAAATAACTGTCAATTCTTTCATATATCTCTTTTAGAGTGCTTCTGTAAAACTCGGATTCAGGGCGGTGCAGTATTGCAACATACCAAGCCCAAAGCGGCTTATAATCAATATCGCTCCGCCCATTATTAAAATCCTCGGTTTCGCCATAAATCGGTTCAGGAAAACTGCCGATAATTGCTTCCATAAGCTCAATTTTAATAGCAATTAAATCCTTTTGGCTGATGATTTTTCCAAGCTCTGCTATGCTTAGATACTTTTTCCTATGCTTGATTTTTATATTATCCCAATCTCGCCTTAAAACTGCACGCTTGTTATAATACATATCTACAAAGCCCGCTCTTACAAGCTGTAAGACATCATCTATGCTCCAATCCTGCACCTTCATAAGCAATATATCTTCAAGTGATTTATAGCTTTGCTCCAAGCATAATCGGCTGTTCAAGGAGTATCTAATATGATACTCCGCACCGCCAATATGGAGCATATAGCTTTTACGCTCCAAGTCGTTCAACATTCTTATACGCCAACCTTTCCATAATATGTTGCATCACTAAACCATTTTGTGACGATTTCGGAATCCTTTGCTGGGTCTACATCATCACGAATATAACGGAATATACCTGTTTCAGGGTCTGCCGAATATGTACCGCTTACGGTCTTTGTAGCCCAATTGACGCCACTATTTGTGACCTGTTGTGCCTGTTCCTGTCCCGGTGCAAACTTGACACGCAGATACTTAACAAGCGTAAGCAGACCGTTCTGCTGTTTGCCTGAATATGCAACAACATTATATCCGCTGTTTGTATCTGTTGTAATAACATTTGTGCCGTCTTTTACGCTTTCGCCATAGATAAGCACTCTATCTGTATTGCTAAGGTCTGTAAGTCCAAGCTCAAGAGTACCGCCTGTTATTGCATTATAATCGGCTGCGACTTCGCCGTCGCCGAAAAGCTGGTCGCTTACTGTTGTTGGTGTATCAGATACTGTCATAAATCTTTTCTGAAAAGATACTGCCTCACCATATGTAGCAGTTGCCTCAGATTCATCTCTTGACCACATTGTAAGATTATTGATATTAACAAGTGTTCCTACTGTTTTCTTTGCCATAATATTATTCCTCGCTTTCTAAAATCTTAGTAAATTCATAAATGATATGTCTTTGTTGTGGTTCATCTGCTCCGTAAGACGGAGTTTGCGAACCAATATAACCAAAATCATTCTCAAGTAATTTCTTTTTGATTTGCTTTTCAACTCGTCTGCATTCAGAAAAGTGCATTATATCGCAGAAAAAATGCAGACTTATCGTATATTTAGTTGCCAGATATTCGCCGTCACCATAAAAGTCAGGAGTTTCCCAAAGAGTGTATACGATATACAATTCTGGTTCATCATCTCCAAAATTCGGCATACCGACATAAAAAGGATAACCAAAACTTTCAATTATGCTGTCGATAATCTCGTATATCATATCAATCCCCCAATTTATTTAATGTATTGTCAAAGGCTTTCTCTACATTTTCCGTAGTAACTTCTTCTTTGAGTTCAAAGCCTCTGCGTATATGCGAATATTCCTGAATAGCACCATTTTTGACGGTTATTTCTTTTATGCCTGATTTTGTTTTAATCTTTCGCTTGATTTCTTTTCTGTGTCTTGCGCCAGGTCTGCCAAACTCAAGAACTGCACCGTGTAGCCATTCATCAACCCTTGAACCGTCAAGATAGCCGATTTTGTAATACATCTTGCCTTTTTTAGTTACGCCGAATTTATGAGTTATAAGCTTTGCAAGTTTCGCGGATTTTGCAGAAATGATTCTTTTCTGTTCTGATTCAATAACTTTCGCGCCTTCTAATAATGCATTATTGACATTTTCGTTAAGCTTATCTCTACAATTTTCGAGGTCGTCCATAAAGCTATTAACATCTGGTATTTGAAAATCTATAAAGCCCATAGCCCTATACCCTTGATACTGACAGCTTAATATATAAATTATTTATCGAAGCTGTTGCACTCTCGATTTTATAACGCTCATTGTTATAAAGTATGTGCGTATAGCTTTCACCTATATATTCATTTCTGAACATATGTATAGTTAAATCAATGCTTATACCAACGCTTAAAGCAGTTGTCTTAGCTGTCATACTTGGCAAGCATACGCAAGCCCACACATCTTTTTCAGCGACAGTCTGTGGTTCCGGGTGACTTCCGTAGCCGTTTTTTCTTTTTTCAAGCTTTATACGGTCCTTAAAAACAATATTTTGCATAAAGACACCACCCTATAAAAAATTTTTACAGTGCATATGCAGTATATTTTCAACTGCAGGATTCGGCTTATCGTTGCCCTGACCGCTGAATCTGAATAAAAAGTAATCGTTAGCCAACATCATAATAGCTAACGATACATCTTCATATTCTTCAAGTTCTGCCAAAGCACAGCCGGTAAAACCGACAGCGTATGCCTTTGCCGAAGCAAGACACGCTGTCAGAATTACATCACTGTCATTACTGCTTATACCACAATATTCCTTTACGCTGTCAATAGTGATTTCACTTATCTTCACGCTATATCATTCCTTATGAGCTTTTGCAAACAAGCTTTGAAATCTTCTGAGCATTCTCAACCTTTGCGTCCATTTCAAGCCAGCAATCAATACCGATTGCGTGCTGAGTACCATACTTTTCTGTATATACATTAAACTGTGAACCCTCTGTAATCTTTACCGCAAGGCCACTCATATCACCATAGAAAATAGCTGTCTTACCTGCTGCCATATTCGGCATATTATCAGAAATATATACAGGCTTGCCAAGGAGAATATATCTTGCGGGAGCTGTAAAATCACGCTGGAGAAGATAATTACCCTCGCCGTCCTTGAGCTTACGAATTTTTGTGCGTGTACTCTTAGCCATAATCCATACTGCACCGTTTTGATATACATCAGGAATACTTTCCTGCAAGTCAATAAGTTCATCACCTGTAATAGCTGTTGCTGATGCAGTAGTAACAGACTGAGTAACTCCGCTCAAGCCCTCAATCTTACCTGATGTACCATTGAGTAGCTGACCTTCTATCCACTGTGCGATATTAACAGCCATATGCTGAATTGTATATGACACAATATCAAATTGTGAATTATTGATAAGTGACTTAGAAATCTTGCAAAGTGTTGCAGCAAGGAACCCTGTAAGAGAAATTGACTTAAAGCTTGCCGATGTACTTTCAAGCTCTGTAAACTCTGTTGCATAAGCCATTTTATTATCGCTTGTATCTGTATCAATGTACGGAATTGTAAGAGTACCGCCGACATTATACTTTGTTGCAAGTTCAAAAATAGGGCAAATTTCTTTCACCTTATCAATAATCTTATTTTCAATGCTTGTTGGTATAATCGCACCGTTAGCACCGAAAGTGAGATTAGTGTCAGCACGAGTTTCAACAGCCTTCGGATTTCGGATATAAGCTTCAAAAAGTCTTGTTTCGGTTTCTTCTGTACTGTTCTTTTTATTATCAGGTTCGTCAATTTCAGCTTTTCTTGTTTCTTTTACGGCTGAAATAGTCTTATTGAGCCTTGCAAGCTCTGCTTTGATTTCATTATAGCGATTAAGTTCGCTATCCTCAAACGCTCTGTTTTCTGTCTTTGCTTTGCTGATGAGAGCGTCTGCCTCGTCAAGTAGAGCATTTTTCTTTTCGATTAGTGCCTTCATAATAAATTACCTCTCTTTCAAAATTTCAAGTTCTTTTTCATAGATTTCTAAGCTATTAGTTTTCGGTGATTCTTTTCCAATAAGCTTTATACTCTCTGTGATTCCCCTTGTTTCAAAAACATTTGATTCTTCACCCCTTACTTCAACCGAAGTACCGAAATAAGCGGGCGTTTTGTCGAGGATTGAAACTTCTTTCAAATCAATGTCTTCAAGCGTTCGTCTGTCAAGCTCGCCCTCTTTGTCCCAAGTTTCGCCCTCTGCGATAAAGCCGAATGACCACCCACGCAACTCCCCACGCTGAGCCTTTTCAATAACCTCTGTATCACTGATTATTGCCCTCGCATAAAGACCAATATTATCTTCATAGAGTTCAAGGTTACTTGTGGTATCGCCTATTATTTTATCGTGATTAAAGCGAAGCTCTATTGGCGTTCCTCTTTTTATAGCCTTATCGAATGTGCCTGCCCTAACTCGCTCAACAAAACTTCGTACCGCAGTTGCTCCCTTGCCTTTTGGCATTATGCGACTATCACGCTCAACAGCATTAACATAACCGCTTATGACAGCCTCATTGCTACTTCTGATTTCGATTTGCAATATTCTCACCTACCTTCGGGTATAAAAATAGAGCAGTTTTAAGCCATACTCAGGGCATTAAAAAAGCACCCTTTCCAGAGTGCTTAGTTTCTTTTTATGAAGCGTTCTTCGATAAATCTGTGTACTTTCTCTTGATTATCCTCAGACAGTTCCTCGAATGACTTATCCAAATTCGCAGTCGCCGTGTATTCTTCAAGCTCATCAAGCTTATTTGCAAGTCTTAAAATCTCTCCGCTAAGTTGTATGGTTTCGGAAACATCATATATTCCACATTTTTCTTGAAGATTTTCAAGATTTTTAATTTGAGATAGCAATTTTTCTTTATACATATTATCACCACCTTTCAGGCATAAATATAACACGCTGAATCATCAAGCGTGCTTAATCTTTATAATGACATTTTCCGTCATAGTATACTTGACATCTTGTTCTCAAACAATCAATAAATTCTGCTTTACTATTTTGAACTTCGGTACATATCCTTTGCTCTCCGTTTTCATCATACTCCATTTTGTCTGAATTATTGTTTGCTGATTAGTTGCATATGGGCATTTCATTACACCACCTACTTTCAGTTTAATCTTTTGATTTAAATGTATACGGAATAATTTGTTCAGGTAAGAAATTTATTTCATAATGATATTTATCAACATGTGCACCTGAAATATCTTCAACAGTATACATTGTCCAATCATTCAAGTATATATAATCAACCTTGTATTTTCCATTTTCAACTTCAATAGTAACCTCAAGTTCATGATTATCATTGTTAGATAATGAGAAATAGCCTGTCAATTCTAATATCGGTTTATCAGAACGCATATTAATAACACTAAGTCTACGCTCAACATTAAAATTATCTGCTTCTTGTTGAACATTTCTTTTCGCCCTGTCTGCCTCTGTACAACCACAAATCATACCGACAAGCACAGCTAATGATAGCCCACATACCAGTATATTTTTATGTTTAATTTTCATTTTTAAATCCTTTCTTAAATTATAGCATAGAAAAACCGCCCTCAAGGAGCGGTTTATTCATAGAACTATGCTGTTATATTCTTCGATTTCTTCATTTATGCGTTTAATTGCGTATGCTTTTTCTTCTTCATTAAATTCAGGCAAAAAAGATTTTATTCTTTCAATCTCACACAATTTTAAGAGTTTTTTTATTCGCTTTTTGTCTATACCTTTGCGTGCCAAATCAAAACTATTTAAGCCGTCTAAAGATTCTTGATATTCAATAATTCCATTCTGATAGTTTTGAGGAAGTTCTATGTTTAATAATTTTTGCAGCATATTATTTTAACCTCCTAAAATCCAAATTAAAAAACTTGCATATCTGTTTTGCACATTCTGTGACAAAAGATAATGAAATTTTCTCCCATTTCTTTTCATCATATGCTTCTGGAAATTTAGTATCTGCAACCTCATGATAAATTTCATCAATTTTACTACGCTTATCATAAAGCAAAAATTTCAAGCTAAATTTATTATCTCTTCGAGTGATAATGTATTGGCTTCCGTCGAAGCATTCAAGGGTTAGTGCTTTAATGGATTTGTAATCAAGAATTTTTAAAATATCCTCACCAGAAAAAGGCGTATTATCAGGATGTACATGCGTAAGTATTAAAGAATCTTTCGGGCTGTGCTTTAACAAGTCCATAAGCTCATTATTAAGCTCTACTTTTGAATGTTCACCTATCTGGGAAAATTGCTTGCTATCTGTTAATCTAAGAACAGTTGCTTTTTCTTTTTTATTTTTTCTTACGAAGTCATTTAACGAAGAGTGAATATCATCTAATACTTTTTCATTCTTTGCTGATATTTCAATTATATCGCTAAACTTCTTACCAAGATGAGGATTTTGAATATCTTCATTTTTTATTATACCACTTTCGCTGGAATTTTCAACAGTTTTTTCAAGTTCTTCTGCCCTTTCTCTCCACTGTTCAGCCCTTGCACCATAAGCTCTTTTATTATCTTTATCGATGGAAAACTTAGACATACGCTCCATTCGCTCAGCTTCGTTCTGAGCGTAGTTTTGCTTCTGGGCGTTGTTATATCTCTCCGCAAGTTCGTCAAGCTCATCGGCGGTGTATCGGCTGTTTTCGGGTGGTGTACTTATGCCCTCAAAATATGTAGTGTGTGCGTCCCTGCAATTCGGGTGATACAAGCCCTTTTTAATAGCCTCTGACAAAAGCGGATATTTAACGCCTGTAACGGGAGATATGCCGTTCTTGGGTCCTCCACTCCACACATCATCAATGAACACTCTGCCAACGAAAGGAGCACACAACGGACAAGGGTTTCCACGCTTATTAAGAATAACAGTATATATTCCCCATTCCTTTCGCTTAGCCCCCTCGCCTTGAAGATACGCTCTTTTATTTGCTGTACGCAGTGCCATTTCTGCATAGGACTTGATATTTACTCGCCTACCGTTTCGGTACTGTATGCAGTTGATACCAGCTGAAAGAAAGTCCTTTGTCGCCATATCAACAGCTTTTGCATAAGTTCCCGCACCAGTATTTGCCATAACCTGAGCATTGAATATAATCTTGCGGTATCGGTCATTAGCCATTCTTAAAACAGCAATTTCAGCTTTTTCCATATCGTGAGTAGTTGCTTTAATCAAAGAATTAAGCTTTCTTTCGTTCGTCTTGAAAAACTCTCCTGTTGTTTCAGCCACACCAGTAAATGCTGGCTTGTTTTTGCCTTTGCCTTTGAAACCACGCTTTATAGCTTGTAAAATCTGTCGTTCCTGCTTAGTGCCACCGTCGTTATAGGAATCCTGCAAGGCTCGGCGGATATGCTGATTTATTGTACTATACTGTGGGATAAACTTCTTGCGGTTGTTTCGCTTATATACCTCAAGAGCCTTGAGCTGTTCAACCTGCCACTGTGACCACTCTATACCGAGTTCTTTTTCCTCGGCTCTGTGGCGGTCAAGATTACGAATCATTGAAGCTATAAGCTCATTTTCGATTTTTTCAAAAGCCTTACCAATATCGTAATCAGACATTTTTTTTAAATCTCCAAATCATCAGCCATAGACGAGCTATCCATATTCTGCACGCCCTGTTCAGCTTTCAGCCTTGCGACTTCCTGTTCTTTCCATTCAGAATCTTTGCTGTCACCATAAAGCTCCTCAACACAGCTTTCAGTACTCATAATACCGCCCTGCTTTGCCTTAGTTACTGTTTCAACAACAGCTTCAAAACTTGGGTTAGCATATTCGCCAAAGTTTATAGCAACAGTCGGAGGGATAATATCCATCTTATGCCATATCTGATAGCCACATACCGCAGCTTTTACAAGTTCCGGCATAAATTCTTCCACAAGCTGTACAAGATTTCCTCGTGTGTATAGAGTTGTTTTTTCTTTTTCTCGCTGTGCCTCGGCGTTATCCATCTTTTTAACATCAATGCCGAGTGTTGACGGTGATATTATTCCCTGCAAACATAAATCAAGGGCGGTTATGTATGTTTGCAAGTAGCTTTCATGTGGTATATTAGGCTGGTCGAGAGTGATTTTATTACAGCCTGTTTCAGACATATCGTTATTTGTTGAAATATATCTGTTATCAAAGGCATTAGGTTTAATAATCATACCAGTATCAGGATTTCGAGGTAACAGACATTCAGGAATATAGCTCTTTGAACGAGATGCCCTGAGTGCGTCCATCCACTGTGACCATGCTTCGTCGAGTGCATCGAAATCATCTGTCTTACCGTCAAATATATTGCTTCCTCTGCCATTATACTGTTCACTGTCGCCGAATATACAAGGCACAGCAAGCATAATGCTTTCGTCAAAGGCGACACCTTTGCCGTCAATCCATTTCGTTTGTTCTATTGAATTAGGCAGTATCTCATCGCCATTCTCTCTATACAGACGATATTTTATATAACCGTAGCCATAATGCTCTTTGAGCGTGTATTTTTCTTTGTTGTCTATATACTCTGTAATAAATATAACCTCTGTGATTCGTCCTCTGATTCTTGTATATTCGACATTTTCACCAGGATAAAACTCAATAATCGGATATTCCTCGTCTATGCTCTTGTCAAAGGTAATCTTGAAAGCACCGTCACCAACAACAAGCATATCTTTGATACATTTATGCAATAGCTTATCGCCCTTATTGGCTTTATATGTATTATCCCAAATTTCCTTTTGAGTGTCGCTATTGATAAAATCAACACCATTAAAATCATTGATGATAATATTCGACAGTGTATCAACTATCAACTTTGGCAAACCCGTATGTATTTTACGGATTTCCATTCCCTTTGTGCAGCTTGCTTTCCAGAATACTGTTGGTGATACATCAAGCTGATTATAAAGCTGTGATAGCTCATAACTATTGCCTCGATACCATATGCGATTTTTAGCGGCATTGGCGTAATAATCAAGGTTTTGTTGTATCGTAATCGTGCTTTGCTGAGGCGGTTCTATCCTCAAAAAACTTCTCAACTTATCTCTCACTGTGTTAATCAGCCCCATTTATCTCACTTCCTATCTTTTTCTTATACGGCAGCCAAGCGTACTGCACGCTATTTATCATATGGTCGTTTTTATCTTCGGGAGTATTGTCCTTATCCTCCTGCCAGCTATAAATCTCAAGTTCGTTTATATAGTTTTTACAGTGTTCAAGCACAAAGAAACAGTTCTCAGCGAACCAACCGAGCTGTAAATTGATACGGTCAATAATTGTTGTTTTCTTCCATGCATTAGTAAATGTGTATATACAGCCGTGCGACCTTTTGTACTTGTTAAGCTCTGTTATGGTAGCTTGGTCTGCATTGTCGATAAATGCATTTCGAGCAAGTCCCCATTCTTTTTCTTTTGAATTTCGGTCGAGGAAATCTATAAAATTACGAACCGTATCGCTCGGAGCAATCGGTGTTTGAAGTTCGGCGTTGTTATATACTCGCTCATCAAGCAACACACAAGCACCATTCTTCGTAATGCCTATAAAGCTCATTGCGATAGTGTCGGGCGACTTCTGCGAATATGCTGTATCAAGTCCTGCGGAATACTGCACGAAGGCTTGTTGCTTTGCCCATTCTTTTGATTTAATATGCCTTTGCCTATCAAAATTGCTGAATACAAGTCCTGTCGCTCTGCCACGCAAACCGAGAATTTTATTTTTATAGAGCTTTGTGCCTTTTGGAGCGGCAAGCATTTTCCGCCGTATATCTTCATCAGTTAATGACAAATTATCTCTAAAGGAAAAGAACCAATACCGCCAATTCGGTACGGGTTCTTCGATAAGCTCTGCCATAATCTCAGGCGGAACATCTTTAGCATATTTTTGATATGGTCGGGAACGGTTAATAAACTCTTTATAAACTGGTAAATTCGGGTCATCGGGATTAAGTGTTGCAATCAGATAATCATTTCTTGTTGACATCTCTCGCACAAACTCAATATCTGCGGTGTTAATCTCATCAATGTACACACAGCCAAACTGAGCACCGAGGACCATTTCCCATTTATCTTTATTGTCATAGCCTAAAACATAGATTATCTTGCCCTCAAATTTGATATGCGGCAGCTTATAATCTTTATCACCATTGCCACAATAGCGAGCGTTACGGTGCAGGTCGAGTATTCCGTTATCCTGCTGAATAATAGTTTCTTCGGCTTTACCTGTTGTCTTTGCGGCTATGACATGAAGCTTCTTACGGCTTGCTGACACCATACGCATAAACTTAACACCAGCACCGACTGTTGTCTTTCCGGAAGCAGTAGTTCCTTCAAGAAAATCCGCTGTAACATTCTTAGTTGAATTGATAAAGTCAATGTATTTCTGCGAAAGAGGGAAGCTATTCATCAAGTCCCTCACCGCCTAACTGCTTAAAAACATCAGCAAGTTTTTCTGATTGTTCAACCTTTGCATCAACCTTGACAGTGTATTCACCTGTCATTTTATTAAGTGTATCAACTGCCTTTATGCGGTCATTAGGTTCGTTTTCGTCATCTCTTGCAATATCCGACAAAAGCACTTGCCTATCTTTTGCGGTCATTATGCGTTCGTCTTTAAGCTTTTCTGAAAGCTCTCTGATATAATTTGCGATTGTAGTATTTTGTAGTAATTTTGAAGCATTGGTATTAGCATATTTTGCGGAATATCCTGCTTTAACAGCACTCTCAGCGGCGTTACCGCTTTGTGCATAATATTCAGCAAATTTACGCTGTCTTGCATTTAATTCATCTCTCACGGTAACACCGCCTCTCTCTATGTAAAAATAAGCAAAAGAAAAGACAGAACATTGCTGTGCTGTCTTTAATAACAAGCGGACGGATTTCAACCGTCATTGGTGTACTGAAATCAGCTCTGTTATCCTATCGTAAATAGGCTTTTTCGCCTTTCGCTCAAAGCGACAGTTTCAGCCCTGCCAGTTTTCACTCTTAAACTACTTCTTGTTATTATAATAATGCCATATTCTCTTTACTCTGTCAACCATTTTATACTCTTTTTCTGACAGTTCAAATGTGCCCTTTTCGCTATGATTATAGCCTTTATGTGTATGAGGTATAATATAAACACCATTCACCAAATGAGCATTACCGCTAATATCAATTTGCTTGCTACGCAAATTATTTTTGTCATAGTATGTAATAGCTTTCAATTCATTATTATCGTTTACTGTAACATATATTCTGCCAGTAGTCATTGTTTCCATTGGCGTTTTTGCAGATTTACTGTCATTATATTTTACAAATTTAATATTCCCCAACTGATACACCGTATGATACTCAGTACCGTACTTCTTACCCTTATCACTCATACCGCTTGAAGAGCCTCTTCCGCCCATTATTTTGACCTCCTGATTTTTTCCTGAAACGATTTTATATTGATAATATTTCCTGCACATTCCTCAGGAGCTTTGCCATAGAAAATTATTGCTTCCGGCTGTAAATGTTTCATCATTTCGTTGTAACCTTTCAAAAATAACTCTTTTGCTG